TTCAGCGTTTCAATCATCTGCGTCATTGACGTTCTCAACTTTCTTTTGCACGGCCTTAATGTGAGCGATTGCGATGTCTAGGCCGTGAATCTCACCGCAACCGTATTTGTAGGCGGCAAGGTCTGCGCCGCCCATGAGTAGAGAGTGAACGCGCGAGGCGCGCTCCTCCTCAAGTAGTTTCACCACGTATTCGACGAAGTCGTCAATCATTTGCCACGCTCACCAGCGTTCTGTTGCTGCATCCGCTGCATCAGCTGCGCGGCGGCATCTCTGTCTTGCTGTGCCACCTGGGCTTGCTCTCGCAGGCCAATGTCATCCACGCTGCGACCCGCATCCAACGCCAGCTTCTTGTCTTCCCGCTCGCTCTTGTCGGCCATGTCTGCAATGTCGGCTTGCGTTTTGGCCACCGTTGCTTTGGCCAGCATGTCCTTGCGGGCGGCTTCTTGCCCGCTCCTGTCAGCCATGTCTGCAATGTCGGCTTGCGTTTTGGCCACCGTTGCTTTGGCCAGCATGTCCTTGCGGTCGGCATCGCGCATCTGAATCTGGATCACCGGGTCTTGCTGCGCCTGCTGCGCTTGCTGCGCCTGCGCCTGGGCTTGCTTGCGCTGTAGGAGCCGCATAGCGGCGCGCGCCATGAGCTTGGACACTGCAGCCTCGATTTCTGGTGGCATCTCTTCGTCCTCTGGCGGCAGCACCACGCCCAGCTCGGCCTCGATCTCCTGGCGGTACATGAAGCCCATGTGCTCGGCAATGTGCGCCTGCATGGCACCCATCATCACTTGAGCCTGGGGGTTCTGACCCATCGTCTGCTGCAACACGGGGTCCTGCATCGCGGCTTGGTGCACCTGCATGTGTGCGGCGTGATCTTGGTACAGAAACGCCTTGATCGGGTCGCCGCGCAGGACGCGCATGTTCTCCAAGACCGGGTCCATCGGGTTAATGTCTTCCGGGAGCGGGACCAGCTTGGCTGCGTTCTTGAAACCGATGGTCTCGAGCATGTCGCGGTGCAGCAAAGCCAAGTCGTACAGCTGGGGTGCGGACTGCGAGAGCTGGATCGCGGCCTGATACTGGATCAGGCGTTGCGTCATCGTGGCCGAGTTGGGGTCGCTTACGGGGACTACGTCCACTAGCGCGTAGTCGGCGGCTCGGTCGCCTTTCTTGCCTGAAGCTGGCTCGTAGTCGTACGGGGACTCGTCGTTGTCAGACACGCCTTGCTTGATGAGCTTGAACTCGTCTTTCAAGCTGTTGTGCGTGCGGGCCTGCACTGCCGACATCACCTTTAGCTGGCGCTCAATCAAGGCCAGCGTGGTGCCCACAGGGGCCTGAGACGACATGTCACTGATCTTCATGTCCGCCATGCCCGGCAGGCGTCTCCCCTCCTCAATCAGGTCTTTGAGCAGCATGTGCAAGACGGTGCTGGGCTCTTTGTACGGCAGCGGGATGATGTTGTCGCGCACGGTGCCCGAGCCAACGTCCACATCTCGGAATTCGCCTGGGCGAATAGGCTGATCATCGCCCTTGATCCGCATGCCCTTGGATTTCAGGCCCCCCGGCAGGTTCGAGAGCGTGCCGGCGTCAACCAGCTGGCGAATAATGGACGTGCCGGCCTTGGCATACCCGCCAATCAAGTGAATCAAGCCCAGTCCGTAGGCCCCCATGCCGGGGATGTAGTCGTACTGCACAAAATGCTGACGAGGCTGCTGGAACTTGTCCTCTTGGCGCCAGTTGCGACGGATACCCAGCACCGCGTCGTTGTCTCGGCAGATGGTGACCACATAGGGGAGCGCCAGTCCGGTGGCGTAGCTGTCTTCGTCAATCGTGAGCAGCACCACGCACTCATAGACCGTGAACCGGTCGTCGTTCAGGTCGTCAATTCCGGTGATTCGGTCCTTTTCCTCCTGCACATCGGACTGCATGCGCTGCGGGTCGCCCAAATCAGACTCTGCGTAGAAGCCGCTGGCGATCAAAGCCTCCAGTTTGTTCTTCGTGTAGCGCAGCCGGTGCGATACGCGCTCGGCCGCACGGGCGTTGGTGGCCCCGTAGGGCAGAATCATGTTGTCCGCGTCGATCATCTTCGACACCATGCGCCCTTTGGTGGGGTCGAAGTACACTTTCTTAAACGCGGACCCAATGATCGGCAGATTGAGCAGCATGCGGTCGTGCTCATCTCGGAACTCCACCATGCGCTCGGTCAGCTGGTAGTTCATGTCGGCGCGCACACGCGCTGCAGCAGCCAGCTTCTCCCGGGTTTCCTTGCCAAGCACCTTGGTCAGCACCGGGCCGTGGGCCGGGAACGTCTCCATCATGGTCTCAGACTGAAACCGCACCGCTGCCTCAAGGATCATGGGGTGGTAGACGCCACAAGCACCGATCCAAGGCTCCGTTCGTGTCTCGTACTTCAGGCCCAGCAGCTCAATGCCGTCCTTGTAGGTGCGTTCCCAGTCCCGTCGGGCGTTTAGGTCGTCATCGATCTCGGACAAAAGGTCTTGGCCGATCGTCATCACCGAGGCGGCAGGCAGCACGCCCACCAAGTTCTCGTCAAAGTCGTCTTCGGACGCCTCGGTGTCGTCAATCTCGGGGTCCAGATCAATGACCACCGAGCCGTCCTCCAGCTCCACCATCACATCCTCATCGGGCTCGAGCGTTACGGACACTGACGCCGACTCTTCGGGGTCGTCAAACAGCATATCCTCTTCGCGGATGTTGTTCTCGAAAGATGTTCTGGTGGCCATTGTTGTCCTTGATCAGTAGTAGGCGGCGGTGCGCGGAGCGCTCGGCTCATTATCTTCGTCATCTGCGTCATCAGACAAACGCAGGTACCCACCCTGTCGAAAACGCATGCAGGCCATGGATACAACGTCAACATAGTCGTCGTGCTCGCCGCTGGGGAAGTCGGCGCACTCCTCGCGCACGTCTCTGGCCCATTTGGTGTCTGGCATCCAGACGCAGCCGTCTTCGAAGATTGGTGTGATCGAGTTGACGCGGGCGTACTTGTCGTTGCTGTGTCCGACTTTGCCTCGGCTGGGGGAGTATTCCTCGACGAACAGGTCCATCCTTCGAAGCTCTTGGATCAGGGGCGCGCCTGCGGCCTTCTTCTCGATAAGCAGATGATCGGGCTTCCACTGTGCGGCTTGCTCCCGGGCGCGGATCTTCAACTCGGGGAACTCCCAGCGGTCTCTGATCGCGTTGAGCAGAATCATCTCGTTGCGGTTTGTCTCGGTGTTGAAGAACACCCCAAATGTGCCGCAGGCACTGAAGTCGCTGCGGTTCTTGGTCTCATGCGCCGTGTCCCAGACCTGAATGATCGTGTCCACCTCGGGCGGATCTTCGTGGGGCCATATCTGCCAGTACTCCCGCTTTAGGAGCGCCACGTTGTCGCTCGTGGGGTCCTGCATGTACTGCGCCGACCAGAACATGGGGCGCATGCCGGCCTTCTTTGCCAGCAGTTCTTGGAGCGGCCACTGCTCGGGCCACAGGGAGACGGTCTGCATCTCGCCTTCGCGCTCGACCTCCATGGTGGCGGGGAAGTTGACCTCGTGCCACTGCAAGGCACCATCGCTGCGCTTGTCCCGGGCGCTCTGTATTGCCTTCGCAATCGGGTCTTGCTTGCCCCATCTGGTCCCGATGAAAACCATTCGACCACCGGGCATCAAACGCTGCATGGGGCCGACCTGCATGTAGGTCCACGCCGTCTCAAAAGCCACCTGCGGGTTGCCATACAGCACGGCCTGCTCGGACACCAGATCGTCAGCAACCAGTAAGTCAGCGCCCTTGCCGGCCGCATTGCCCCCGACACCCAGCGCCAGATACACACCCCCTTGCACCGTGGTCCAGTTACCCGCTGCACTCTTGTCCCTGGATACCTGCACGCAGCGCTCGAAGATGTCTTGGTACCCAGGACTGTCAATCAAGTCCCGGACCTTCTTGCCAAAGCTCTCTGACAGGTCCGCTGTGTGCGTGACCATCATGATCTGATGGTTTGGGTTGTGGCCCAGATACCAAGCCACATACAGGTAGGCCACAAAGTGGCTCTTGCCAAACCGGGGTGCCAGCGAGATGGTCAAGCGAAGGGCGTGTTCCGGGATCTCTTCTGTGACAGCCCAAGTACCTGCCATGTCTTGGAGCAAGGGGCGCATGTGGCGGTGGTGGGG